TTTTAGATATTGAATCAATATTTATATTTTCCTTTAATATATCAGTAGATAATATTACTAAATCATATATATTATTAGGATATTCAATAATCTCAATACTATCATCTGTTTTTATTATACTATCATCTGTTTTTATTATATTTTCTGTAGTACTTGAATTATCATAACTTTTAATATCTGATTCCATATCTTCTAATTTTTCATCATTTATTTCATCTAATAAATTTAATTTAGTATTTAATAATATAGTATCTTCAAAATTAGTAATTTTAATATCATATATTTCTTCTGGTAAATAAAATATTTTATTATTTATTTTATATTCGTCATAAGTGGATACATTTATATTTTTATTTATATATACAAATATATTATCAAGTATTAAATTATTATGTGAAAAATATTTATATTTCTGTCTAATAATTACTAATGTATGAATAATTTTAAATAATAAAGATTTATAATTTATTGCATTTTCATTAATATATTTTCTTAATGTTGTTAAATTAAAAAAGCCTTCTCTAATTTTTAAAGATATATTTTTTTCTTTTTCTAATATATTTTCTATTTTTTCAGGTAAATTAAAATTATTTAATATATCTTTAATATCAGATAATTTTATTGTTATATTCATAATAGGTAATAATATATGATTTGTTTTATGGGTCAATACCAATTCACTTAAAATATATGAAATTAAATTATCATTAAATGATTTTTTAGAAATACTAATTTTAATTATTGATGAAATATTATCAGTTATAATTTTTAAATATATATCATTATTTATTAAAAATAAAAATTGGAAACTATTATTTTTAATTTGTTTTAAAATATTGTCTGATAATTTACCGCCAGATATTTCTATATCTGATGGATTTATTTTTTGTAAATTTATTCTTTCAATATCATAATTATTTTCATCATTATTATATACATAGTTATAAATTAAATTTATTTTATCACCAAATAAATCAAAGTTCATTATAATTATTTTAGATAATAATTATATTCATTTCATTATAATTATTTTAGATAATAATTATATTTATATTTCTAATATATCTAAATTATATTTATAAGGTTTATCATTAAAATACATATCAAATAAATATATTAATCTAATACAATAGCCTTCAAAATGATTTATATTACGGGTTCCTTGTGATAATCTTAATTCAAATATTGATGTTATTTCAATTATATTAACTTTTAAATTTAAATTATCAACTTTGGTTAATATTTTAATCATAATATGTCTAATTATTGTTTGTGTTGGAATATTAGTAATAAATAAATTATAAAATATTTCTCTAATTTTTTTTATACTTGTTAAACATTTTGAATTTTTATAATTTTTTTTATTTAGAATTATAAAAACTATATCATCAATTAAATTATCCCAATTTTTATCATAAGATAAACCATTTTTTTTTAATTCTAATAACCAAATAGCTGTATTTACTTTATATTCAGATTTTTTTATAATTTCATTATATTCATATGGTTTTAATTGAATATCTTCTTTATCAGCTATTTTAAATAACATATCTAATAATTGTTCTTCAGATGGTAATTTAGTTCTTAATAAAATACAACGTGATCTAATTGGTTCAATAATTTTTGATAATTGGTCGCATATAAATATAAATTTACAACTATCTGAATATTTTTCCATTGTTCTTCTTAATGAGGCTTGAGCGTAATAAGATAAATTATCTAGTTTATTAATTACAACTACTTTGAATAATTTTTTATATTTTAAAATATTTAATAATTCTGTTTTTGCATAATCTTGTATTATTTCTTGAATTAAATATTTATCAAAACCATTAGAATTAGGTTCAATAACAATATGATATTTAGATTGTTTAATATTAACTTTTGTTTTAGTATTACCATAACCATTAATTGTATATTCTAAATCTTTTAATTCAATATTATTTTTACCATAAATATTTTCTAAAATAAGATTAACTAAACTTTCTTTATTTGAATTTAATGAACCATAAACCACTAAATGTTGAAAATTTGAATATTTCCAAACACATCTTTCTAAATCATCAACAATCTTTACAAATTCTGTTTTTGGTTTTTTTATAATTTCATCTAAATTATTATAAATAATATTATGATTATTAAAACTATCTAATATTTTAGTAATAAATGGTTGTTCCGCAGTTATATCAGATAATAAATAATTATATTTATCTATTAAGAACATTTAATTAATTAACATTTATAATTTTTTAAATCAATATATTAATTAAAATACAATGCTAGGTCTTTTGTTATTTTATCTTGATTATTATATAATAATATTTTTATTTTATTTATTTTATAATCTTTATAATTTGTATAATTTATATTTTCATTTTCATCAATAAATTTAATATTATCATCTTGAATTTTATTAAGAAAACTACATATTATATCTTTTGTTTGTTGATCTATTTTATTAGCTGTTGATAATTCATCGTAAATTACTTCAATATCCATAACCCGATTATTAACTAGTTCATTAATAGTATCTAATTTATTTGCAATTACAAAATATTTTAATTTATCATCATATTTATACAAAAAATTATCTTTAATATTAGTAATTATAATATTTTTAAATTGATTATATGAACCACAATTAGTTAATTCAATCATTTTTTCTAAACAACAATATTTAGAATTCATAATCATTTTTTTATCTTGATTAGTTAATAATTCTACTATTTCTTCTTTACCAAAACTAATCAAATTAATATTATTTATTGTATTATTTATTGTATTATTTACTGTATTATTTATATAACTTCTATTCATTAATATTTTATTTAATGCTTTGAATGTTTTAGTATCTATTTTATTTATACTTTGTAATTTTATTTTAAGTTGAATTAATTTATTTTCTTCTTTAATTTTTTCTAATTCTATTTTTTTTATTTCCAAATCATGTATTGTTTCTTTTTTATTTTTACAAATCTTTTCGTGTTGATATTTACCTTGTCTACTAGTAAATATTTTATTACATATTTTACATAAATAATTTTTAATAATAATTTCATTTTCTATATTTGTATGAAATTTTTTATTATGATTATATAAACTATTTTTACTAGCATATATTTTATTACATATATTACAATTTAACATAATAATAAATAAATATATTTATTTAAACATTTACAAACATTTACAAAAACATTTACAATATTTACAAAAACATTTACACTATTTTACTTATTATTTCCATTGTTATATCATAGACCATATTAATTATATATCAATAATTTTATATTTAACATCATAAATAATAATAAAATCACACTTTCTATAATATTTATATTGCTAGTCATTGATGATTTTTATTAAAGTGAAAAAGTATGTCACTTTTTTTAAGTTGGGGGAGAAAAGTTAAAATAAAAAAATAAATAAATAATTATAAATAAATTATAAATAAATTATAAATAAAATAATAATAATTTTAATTTTTTATAGATGAAATATTTACAAACATTTACAAAAACATTTACAATATTTACAAAAACATTTACACTATTTTACTTATTATTTCTATTGTTATATCATAGACCATATTAATTATATATCAATAATTTTATATTTAACATCATAAATAATAATAAAATCACACTTTCTATAATATTTATATTGTTAGTCATTGATGATTTTTATTAAAGTGAAAAAGTATGTCACTTTTTTTAAGTTGGGGGAGAAAAGTTAAAATAAAAAAATAAATAAATTACAATTAGAAAAAGTTATATAAAAATTGAATATTATATAAATTATAAGAATATTTTATATAATTATGTATAAATATAATATATATGGTAGTTGGGCAGATAATAATAACTATTGGACTGATGTAATGACTGATTGTTCTGAAAGTAAAAAATTGAATAAAACAGTTTCTAATGTTGTAAATAAAAATACTAAAAATGATAAAATTAAAACTAAAACAACAGAAAATAAAACAACAGAAAATAGAACAACTCAACCTACAACCAGATCAAGAAGCAAACCAGAAGTCTATGAAACAAATCAACCTACAACTCAACCTACAACCAGATCAAGAAGCAAACCAGAAGTCTATGAAACAACTAATCAAACCAGAACCAGAAGAAATACAGGAACAATTGAAAATAGAACACCACCAAAAACTATATCAAGAAGTAAAACAGATGGTAATATGTCAACAAATAGAAACACAAATAGTTGATGATATGTTCCGAACAATAAAATATAAAAAAACAATACCTATAACATATTATAATAAGGAAATTATTAAAAATGATAAAATTATAAAAAAATGTATAAATTGTAATCGTAATGGTATTTATAATAATAATGATATTAGTTATTGTTGGATCCATGTTCAAGATTGTTAATAAATACTCTTATTTTAATTATAATAAAAATTGAATTAAGGTTTTATTATCTATATTATTTATTATTAATGACTAAATCCAAAGAATTACAATTGTTTAGAAATGAATTTATTACCAATATTGAAGGGTTAGATGATATGGTTAATCAATATATAAAAAAAATAAAAAAAGAATATGCGCAAATATTAATTGATGAAAAAAATAAATTATTGATAAAAATAGCAGAAGGAGAAAATTTAGATTTAAATATTTTAAAAAGTAAATATTTAAAAGCCAAAGAGTTAAATAATGTATCAACACCAGATTATATAATTTATTCAGTAAATAATGAAGAATTATTAGATAAAATAGTTCTTAATGATAATACATATTATTATGAAAATAAAGAAAAAGGGAAAGTATATGATGTTAATTATACTGAAATAGGATATTACAAAAATAATGATGTATTTTTTTATTAATTAATAATTTATTTATTATTAATTAATTCTATTAATCTTAATACTGGTTTTTTTGTCCATCTTGTATTTTGTTCTATAAATTTATCAACATTTTCTTTTTTATATTCTGTCACATGGAATGTATCAAAAAATTTTTTTAATTCTGTATGACCTCCTAATAATAGTGAGCCAGGATTATTATTTTTTTTTAAATATATCTGTGGAAATGTATCAATATCATCTGTTTTATAATTATATTTATTATTATTATCTACTTTAGTTATTTCTGATTTAAATTTTTGGTCTTTGACTAATTCAATAGATGCATTACTATAGGGACAATTAATTAAAGCGACTATATGTAAGTAATAATTACTCATTACTATACATTATA